CCCCCCGATGTGCGAGCACATTATTATGGCGCTCGACGCTGCCCAAGAGAAATCCAACCGTTCGGACTTCAATGCCCTGACTACGTGGGGGGTCTTCTTCAACGAGGAGACCAACAACTACAACATTATCCTCCTAAATAGCATAAAACAAAGACTCGAATTCCCAGAGCTAAAGGCGATGGTGCTGGAGGAGTATAAGGAGTGGAACCCGGACACCTTTATTGTTGAGAAGAAATCCAACGGTGCGGCCCTGTATCAAGAGATGAGAAGGATGGGCGTCCCTATCAGTGAATTCACGCCGGGTAAAGGGCAGGATAAGATATCCCGTGTAAATGCCGTGACGGACTTGTTTTCTTCAGGCATTGTATGGGTGCCTGACCGTCGCTGGGCATGGGAAGTAGTCGAAGAGTGTAACGACTTTCCGGCTGGAACTCATGACGACTTAGTGGACTCGACAACACTAGCTCTCCTGCGATTCCGGCAGGGAGGGTTTATTCGTTTGCCGAATGATGAGCCAGAACCCACTAAATGGTTCAAGAGCCACAGGCGCGAAGGGTATTACTAGGAGATTTTAAATGGCCGTCGATAAAAGTTTTATGCAGGCTCCGTTGGGTCTTGAAGCTCTGGCTGCTGAAGAAGCGCCGATTGAGATCATGATTGAAGATCCTGAGAGCGTTGCTATCGGCATGGATGGCGTGGTGGTTGAGATGGTCAAGTCCGAGCCACGTGCCGAAGACTTCGATGCCAACCTCGCAGACTTTATGGATGAGGGTGAGCTTCAGAGCCTCGCATCTGAACTGATCGGTAACTACGAGCAAGACCTGTCCTCACGCAAAGATTGGCTTGATACGTACGTCAAAGGTTTGAAGATTCTTGGCATTCGGTACGAAGATCGTACTGAGCCGTGGCCGGGTGCGTGTGGTGTGTTCCACCCGCTCTTGATGGAGTCGGCGGTCAAGTTCCAGTCCGAGACGATCATGGAAGTGTTTCCGGCGATGGGGCCGGTCAAGACGAAGATTGTGGGCAAGGAGACTCCGGAGAAGAAAGATTCGGCCATCCGTGTTGCGGATGACATGAACTATCAGTTGACCGAGGTGATGAAGGAGTATCGGCCTGAGCACGAGAGATTATTATTGAGTTTGGCTTTGGCCGGTAACGCCTTTAAGAAGGTGTACTTTGATCCTTCGCTGAACCGTCAAACGGCGGTGTATATCCCAGCCGAAGATATCGTGGTGCCGTACGGTGCTGCTAACTTAGAAACGGCTGAGCGTGTTACGCATCGGATGCGTAAGACTAAGAACGAGGTCAAGAAGCTTCAGTACGCAGGGTTCTACCGAGATGTGGATCTTGGCGAGCCGATGCGCGTCATGGACGAGGTGGAGAAGCAGAAGGCTGAAGATCAAGGTTTCAGCGCAAGCATGGACGACCGGTTCCAGTTGCTTGAGATGCACGTGAATGTGGACCTGCCGGGGTATCCGGATGTCGATAAGGACAACAACGAGACCGGTATTGCACTGCCTTACGTGATTACGATTGAGAAGGGAACGGGAACAGTTCTAGCTATTCGCAGGAATTGGAAAGAAGATGACAAGCTCAAAGCCAAACGACAACACTTCGTCCACTACGGATATATCCCCGGATTTGGATTTTACTACTTCGGCCTTATTCACCTTATCGGGGGACACAGTAAAGCTGCAACGTCCCTCCTTCGACAACTGGTGGACGCCGGAACCCTCAGTAATCTCCCCGGAGGACTCAAATCTAGAGGACTTAGAATTAAGGGAGACGATACTCCAATCGCTCCGGGCGAATTCCGAGACGTAGATATTCCGTCAGGCGCGATACGCGACAACATCCTGCCGCTCCCCTACAAGGAGCCAAGCCAAACGCTGTCCATGTTGATGGACAAGATCATTGAGGAAGGACGCCGCTTCGCTGCGGTGTCGGACCTGAAGATCTCGGACATGTCTTCGCAAGCTCCGGTTGGTACGACCCTCGCCGTTTTAGAGCGAGTTCTTAAGGTCATGACCGCCGTGCAAGCGCGTGTGTACTACGCGATGAAGCAGGAGTTCAAGCTTCTGGCTTCGATCATTCGAGACAATACGCCAGAGGAGTATAGCTACGAGCCGGAAGTTGGTGATCGCAAGGCAAAGAAAGCAGACTACGATGATGTCGATGTCATCCCGGTAAGCGATCCGAATGCGGCAACGATGTCGCAGAAGGTCGTGCAGTACCAAGCCGTTCTTCAACTTAGCCAGACTGCGCCACAACTCTACGACCTGCCCTACTTACATCGACAGATGATCGAGACGTTGGGCGTTAGGAACGCTGAGAAAATCATACCTGACCCCGGCAATATGAAGCCCCGCGACCCCATCACCGAGAACATGGATGTGATGACGGGCAAACCGGTCAAGGCGTTCATATACCAAGACCACGAAGCGCACTTGCAAGCGCATTTGGCGCTTGGCCAAGATCCTAAGATTGCCCAGCAGATTGGGCAGAACCCGATGGGGCAGCAGATCACTGCCGCATTGCAAGCTCACATCATGGAGCATATGGCGTTCCAATACCGTCGAGATGTTGAGAAACAGCTTGGCGCAGCACTACCTCCGCTACCTGACAATGGCGAGGAGTACGAATTGCCGCCTGAGTTTGAAGCGCAGCTATCTCCGCTTGTGGCAGCCGCTGCCGCACGAGTCCTTCAGAAGGACCAAGCAGAGGCTCAGATGCAGCAAGCTCAGCAGCAAGCACAAGATCCGCTGGTACAGATGCAGATGATGGACCTTCAGATCAAGCAGCTTCAGGCGCAAACGAAAGCGCAGCAGATGCAGATCGAAGCCCAGATTCAACAAGCCGAGATCCAGCGCAAACAACAGAAAGATGTCATGGACGCCGCTGCCAAGGCAGACGAGTTGGAGCTTCGCAAAGCCGAGATCTCTGGCCGTCAGCAGCTTGAAGCCGCACGGCTTGGCGTGGACATTCAGAAGGACAAGGCCGCTCTGTCTGCCAAGCAGCAGATGGAAGGAGTGCGCTTAGGACTTGAGATCGGCAAAGCACAAGATGCCGCAAACATGCAGCGGGATACCGCGCAGCAAAGATTGGAGATGCCAAAGAAGGAGGGCTAAGTGAGTTATTCAAACGCTCTTGAATACCTTGAGACCAAACTCAGGGACGAGCGCACATTGATCGTAGAAAACCTAATCCAAGGCAAATTGGATGAAGGTGAGTACAAAAGGCTATGCGGGGCGTTACAGGGTCTCGACCTCGCAGTGGGCTACATCAAAGACCTTGCAAAAAGGATGGACGAAGAATGAGCAGTATTGACGTAGAGAAGACACAGGAAGAAGCGGCCAAAGCTAAACTCCTGCCGGAACCCAAGGGCTATCGGATTCTGTGTGCGGTCCCGCACGTAGAGGAAGAGTTCGATGGGGGCATTATTAAAGCAGACGATACCAAGCGTGTTGAGGAGCAGACTACTGTAGTTCTGTTCGTCATCAAAATGGGCGATCTCTGCTATGCAGATAAAGACCGGTTCCCCACTGGTCCGTGGTGCAAAGAAGGCGATTTCGTATTAACTCGCCCCTATTCCGGCACCAGAGTTGTTATTCACGGACGCGAGTTCCGCATCATCAACGACGACACGGTAGAAGCGGTGGTGCAAGACCCCCGTGGAATCCGTCGCGCATAAGGAGTAAATCATGGCTGAGCAGATGGAATTTAAGTTTCCTGACGAAGTTGAGCAGGAAGCCCCGGCTGAGAAAGCCGAAAAGGAACCCGATTTTGAGGTTCAGATTGAAGATGATACCCCACCACAGGACCGAGGTCGCAAGCCGCTACCGAAAGATGTAGTGGACGAACTGGACAAGGATGACCTTGAGGAGTACTCCGAGAAGGTCAAGAAGCGCCTCTCCCAGATGAAGAAAGTCTGGCACGACGAGCGCCGAGAGAAAGAACGCGCATTCCGTGAAAAAGAAGAGGCATTCCGGTTTGCCCAGTTGCGGGAACAGGAAATTCGTCAATTAAAACAACGACTTGGCAACGGTGAGAAAGCCTATTTCCAAGAAGTTACTAAGGCCGCTAATAACGACTTGGTTACGGCCAAGGAGCGTCTCAAGCAAGCTTATGAGTCAGGGGATGCCGAGAAAATCACTGATGCCCAAGAAGCCCTGACTGAAGCTAAGCTTAAAATTAAACAATACGAGAACTTCCGACCCTCTTTACAAGAAGAGGAATCAGTAGTACAACAATCTCAACAGTACCAAGTGCCCCCGGCACCTCAACCTGCTATCGACCCCAAGGCCGAGGCGTGGAAGGATAAGAATCCGTGGTTTGGCACCGACGAGGAGATGACCGCCCTCGCACTTGGACTGCACGAAAAATTGGTCCGGTCTGGAGTCGATCCGCGTAGCGACGATTATTACGACCGAGTTAACGCGACGATGAGGAAGCGATTCCCCGATTATTTCGAGGATGAGCCGACTCAAACGAGGGAGGCTGAAAAGCCCGCTCGCACGAAACCAGCCAATGTGGTTGCACCAGTTACGCGGAGTACCGCGCCGCGTCAGATCCGTCTGACACCGACTCAAGTTGCCTTAGCTAAGAAACTTGGCTTGAGCAACGAGCAGTACGCAAAAGAACTTATGAAACTGGAGGCTAACTAAAATGACTGGTAACAGACTCGCACGTGAACTCGAAAGTCGAGAATCCGCGCAGCGCAACAAAACTTGGACCCCGCCTCAGACGCTACCGGCACCAAACCCGCAGCCGGGCTGGGTCTTTCGATATATCCGGACCAGTATCATGGGCACTGCTGACCCATCGAATACCTCCGCAAAGTTTCGTGAAGGTTGGGAGCCTGTAAAGGCCGAAGATCATCCGGAACTGATGCACCATGCCGATCCGACTTCCAAATTTAAAGGGAATATCGAGATTGGCGGCCTGTTGTTGTGTAAGGCACCGGAAGAGCTAATGAAGCAGCGTAATGACTATTACGAACAGCAAGCAAAGGCTCAAATCCAGTCCGTAGACAATAACTTTATGAGGCTAAACGACGAGCGGATGCCGCTGTTCAATGAACGCAAGTCCACAACCTCGTTTGGCAAAGGTAAATAACTTTCTTTTTTGGAGTAACAAATGGCTTATCCTACCGTTGACAAGCCTTATGGCTTGAAGCCGATCAATCTGATCGGTGGGCAGGTGTTCGCCGGATCGACCCGTCAGCGTCGTATCGCTTCTGGTGCCTCAAGCATCGGTTACGGTGACCCGCTACAGTTTGCTTCGGACGGCACTGTTGAAGTAACGACCTCGACAACGACGGCCCCTGTCGCTGGCTTTGCTGGCGTGTTCTTGGGCTGTAACTTCGTATCCTCTGTGACGGGTCAGCCGACCTACTCGCAGTCTTGGATTTCGGGTACTGCGGTCAAGGCTGGTACGTACATTGTTGCGTACGTGGTTGACGACCCGGACACCCTGTTCAAGGCTGTTGGTGTGACGGCTTCGCTGGTGGTTTCGACCACGGGCGGTTTCGAGTACACGAGCATTGGTTTGAACGTGGCTCTTGTGGCGAACACCCTGAACACGACGACGAACGACTCGCAACAAGGTCTGTTGGTTGGCTCGGCTGCTACGACTCGTTCGCTGCCGATGCGTATCATCGACGTTGTTGAAGACACGGCGTTCGTGTCGAGCGGCACCGTTTACTACCCTGAAGTTATCGTCAAGTTTAACGCTCCGTACGTAACTTCTGGCGTGGTT